GTGCAGCACTGGCGTCACCGTTGAATTGTGCAGCTTGGTCAATGCCAACTTGATTTTTGATACTGTCAACCAAGGCTGGCAGTTCTTTGAATTGCAGTTCAGATACGTCTTCTAGCATGGACTGCATCTTGTCAACCATGTCTTGGGCAGCCAACACAACTTGTGCCTGTTGCACTTCGCTTTCAGTTAGTCTACGTCCCAGTTGACGACGACGATAGCTTTCGGCTTGCATCAATGCAGCACCAGCAACCATTTTTTGTTCATCAGGATTGAGTGTTTGTCCAGCAGTGCTTTTCTTGAGAGCAGCAGCCAGCTTGGGATCCTTGACCTTGGCCACAGCAGCAGCTGGATCAACTTGTCCATTGGCGCCCGGTGCATCCATCTCTTTGAGACGTCCACGCAAGGCTTGTTCCATCATTACCAATTTAAGATAACTGGGGTTCTTTTCACTGTGATGGCGAGCTGTGGTACTTTGGTGTTCGCCCAGTAGGCCACGTACACGATCAAGCATGCCAGCAGTTTGACGACGATTAAGTTGGTCAAAGCTGATACGTGAACCAAAGTAACTTTCGAATACTTTGGCGATTTGTTTACTTGGCTGAGGGGCCGCTAGTTCTTGCAGTTTCATTTGAGAATCCTCTAATTTGCATATATTTAGCCGAGTTTACACATTTCTCCAATTCAGATGATACCGAATTTAACAGAATTTGCTTGGGCTGTACTTTCATGTTTATAATTTCATAAAAGTGATCTAACTGGCTGCGTCTACCTATGCCTTGACGGCAATGAATATCAGCTGCTAATGTTTGTTTTTTACGGTCTAAATTTAAAATTGTGTTGGCCAAAGTCAGCTGATTAAATTTGTCTGCTACACACCAGCTTACAGCATTGCGCTTGCTGTCAAAGCAGTGTATGTCTGATGACCAAGTGCTGACCATGTATCCGTGTGTTTGTTGTGTTATATGATACTTGCCAAACACAACATAACTGCCGTCATCTTCTTTCACAATCATGTTGTCGAGATTTCTCTTGAATTCTCGCTCAGCAAAGCGTTCTAGCTTTTGCTCTTTATTCATAGAGTTTTGACATACTGCGTTATCAACCAACCGCACACTGCCAGCAGCACTCCAATCATGCCTATACCCCAGTTGATCACTTGACTGTTGCGATTTTCTGACATTTTATGAACTAATCTATGAGTGTTCTCTGCCATAATTTTGAGATCATTTATGTCTGACCTAACGTCTGTAAATTGCCGTTCTAGTGCTTTGTATCGCTCTGCACACAATTCCACATGTGCTTCTAGACTTTTCTTTTCGATGTCGGTGGTATCAGCCATTTTATTGTTCCAGTGTATTATTTAGTAACACAAACCAAATGTTTTGATCAGGGCCGTGAGTAGAAATACTACGTTCAACTCCTGCTGTTTCGGTGAGTCCTGTCAGCATTGGCACTCCATTGCAGTCTTGCAGTAGGCCTGCCAGTGGATCAGGATTGTTGCCATTTAGATACACACCTTCAGATTCTATGGCAAATTCAAATTCCCATGTTCCCAACCGGTGAACAGGCAACACCAGGTCTGTAGGTTGTGCTTTGAGTCCCAGTATTTGCAACAAAGTTTCCCAGTTGCGCTGTTGATTTCTACTGCGATTCCAGTCAGCAAGATCTAGTACCGGTTGTCCCGACTTGTCTTCAAACGGGATCATACTAGTGCGGAAGCTGCCTGTAACGCCTGTATAACTGCAATCAAAAAGTGTTCGGCACTGTATTCTCATTAGACAGATATTTAAGGCCAAAAAGAAACCCTGGATTTTTTACGTCCAGGGTTGAGGTGGTCAACTAAACCTAGCTATTAAGCCAAGTTAGTGAAGCTAGCTGTGCTAGTAACGTTGGCAGTTGGAATGCCAATGTTCAAGCCACCAGTTGCGTTGGCTGTTTGAGCAGCAGCAACCAGAGTAGTTGTGGTGTAAGCGCCACTTGGGTAGATAGCCAAGCTGATTGTACCAGCTGTTGCGCCGGCTTGGTAAATTGCGATTGTACCAAGTTGTTGAACAGATGTCAACACGTTGTTCAAGTAACCGTTAACGTTACCAGCGTTGGTCAACGCGGCGTTAGCTGTCAAAGTGAAGAAGTCAAGTTTTGGACCTTGGATCTGAACTGGACCTTGAGCTGCTACGTTAGCTGTTCCTGCGATGGAACCATTTCCTACGTCCAGTGCAAATACTGGTTGTGTGGTTCCGTTTACTTTTGTAAATACTGCCATGATAAATTTCCTTTAAGTTAGTGGGACACATGATCCCTGCTTTTATTTAGTTAGTTTGGAAAAATCACGCCTGTTGAGGGTTATTTCTAGCTCGGTTTTGAGCAGCAAATGCAGTGGGATCAAACCTAGAAACCAGCTTGCCGTAGCCTGCAGGCGTGGCCATGACCCAACCTTCCCCGCCAGGATTGGCAACGTCTGCTTGATCTTTAAGGTGCATCTTGAGTGCATGCAGCAGTTCAAATGCATAAAACGCTGCGCCCAGGGCTTCAATGTTGCTGCTGGGACTGTTCAAATATTCCACAATGTTGTTGAACTTGCGTGGAGTTACTTTGGTTTTTAACCAGTTGCCAAATTCTATTACCAACTGATTAGCAGGTTGTAACGGAGCACCCACTTTGGTATTGATAAAATCCACTGCCAGCTTGAACAAATCTGTGATTTGTGCAGTACGAAGTTCAGCTGGGTTAAACAGAGTTTTCATGCTGTTTCCGTAGGTGCGAACAATCATTCGCAGTTGCTTTTCAATGGCTGGATCAGTTTCCAAGGTGTTAGGAGTGGCAGGACGCTCCAGTAACAATCCTGGTACTTCATTGAACGCTACGCCGCCAAGTGGCTGTCGTGGTTCACCAGCATCACTGTACATACTATGAACAGCAACACCTATGTTGCTGTTGCCAATGCGCTGTCCCATAGAGCTTTTGACAGGAATACGATATTCAATAGTGTTGGGCTCAAACACATAGTTGCCAGCTATCACAGGAGGACGTTGCATGTACAACAGATCTCCCTTGACATAACCACGGAAGTTAGGGGGCAAAGCAGCTTCTAGTACTGGAAACAGTGTTGCATAGAGGTTGATCAGTTCAGTTCTGTCTCCAGATCTGTTGCTTTGTATATCTGCCATCATTTGTGGACTGGTAGCAAGTCCGTCGTAGCCCTTGGCTTCAAACCCTGAACCATCTGTGAGCACAAACTCACCGGTGTCGGGTTTGCGGCCAAATATCACAGCTGGTTTTCCGTCCCACTTGGCAGTAACTGTTCCAGGGGACTCAGTGGCATGTTTGACAATGTCTAGTGCTTGTTGTATACCAGCGGCGCCGTAACGAAACACTAAATCTTCCAGGTGTTCGATGCCCTTGGCTCTGCCGCCCACTCCGGGTTCAGCAGCTTCTACAATCATGTTGTTTTCTACCAGGGCCACGTAACCACGATTCACAATGCGATCACGTAGTCGTCCCAGGAATCCCACATCATCTTCAGCAACCGACGCTGACGGCTCTTTGAGATTGTCCCTAGCAAGATATTGACGGAAGTCTTCAAGTTTGGCGTCCTTCTTGGGATCACGTGCTAGAGCAGCATAAATGGCTTCGACATTTTTGAGATTGTCTCGAGTGCGGCCTTTGCCCAGCAATACTTCAGCAGCGTGGTCAGGATCAAGTCCGCCTGGTATTAACTGATCTGTTATTCTGCTAGTGACTCCTTTAGCAGAAGCCTTGAGTCCTAAACTCTTGGCAATCGAGCTCAAGAGTATATTGCGGTACAAACCTTTGTACTCAGAATCAACACCACCAGACAAAAAGAATGAGCCCCATTCAACATTAGGCATGAACATAAAATCTGTTTGTACAAAACCATTATCAGCATTGCCAAGTATGGGTGTTTTAAAATGCACAGCTTCGCCACTCATACGCACAAACTCTCTTGGGTCCTGACTCTGACTTGTGGCAAATTGATCTAGTTTGACTTTTAATTCGCCCTTGGTGATTTCGTTGGTATCAACTGCCAGATCCAAGTCTCCCGATGACGGTTTTTTGCCTGTGCTGCCCAGCCATTTTACAGGATAACCTGTAGCAGGATCTTCTGTGCTGGTCAAGTCTAGCCCTGTTACAGTTTCCAACCACTGCACAGTGCCGGGTATGTCTGCTTGATCAATGCGCTGCGTGAGTGGCAGACCCATTTTGTCTTTGAATACGTTGCCGCCTTCGATCAGATTCATTTGACCCCACCCAACAACGCTGCTAGTGCAGGAGTTATTTTGCTGCCGTTAAGTCTGATATAATTTTGCAAAGCAGCAATGGTTTGGTCCGACATTCCCAGCTCATCTGCCAATTGCTCTGATGCAGGCGGCAGTAGGCCAGGCCGAGCAACAGCGCCTTGACCTTTGCTGGAGCTAAACTCTATTTCGCTTTTGGCATCTGAAATTGCTGCTGCCAATGTGCTCCATAGTGCTGACTCTTTGTTGGGATCAGGTTTGCCAGCTGTTTGTTCTTGTGCCACAATAGCATCAATTTGATTTTTAATGGATGTGGTTAATTTGGCAGCGTATTGTTTGCCTGTTCCGTCGTGTGCCTCTGCACTTACCTTATTGACCAACGATTCATACGGTTCACCAATCAATCTTGACACCATGTCTTCCAGCACCTGTTGTAATTGGGCTGGTGGTAGTTCACTTGGACGAGTTGCCATTAATCCAGCTGGAGTTTTCATGGTTTGCATCAGTTCGCTGACAGTTTGTTTCCATTCTTTTGCAGCAGCAGTTGCTAGACCCTTAATCAGTGGATCAGTGGCAGAGAAGGCTGCGTCTTGCGCTCCAGCCACAGTGGCTTTTTGTTGGCCGCCAATCACTGGATTCAAGCCCTGGGCAGCAGCAGCTTTGTTGACCAACTGTGATGCTATACCACCTACTACGCTGGCTGCTCCGCCAAGCGCTCCACCAACTGATGCTTCTTTGATGGGTTGTTTACGTGTTAAT